GGAAAGTGAACAATGAATTTTGAGGATTATCAGACTTTAGCATCAAGAACGCTTGACGAAAGCAAAGGCAAAGAGTTAGCGATTATTAATATGGCGCTGGGGATAAGTGGTGAAAGCGGAGAAGTAGCAGACTACTTAAAAAAAGTATCTTTCCAAGGTCACGAATTTGAGTTAGAAAAGTTAGCAAGCGAACTAGGCGATGTATTGTGGTACATCGCTGGCATGTGTACGGTGCTTGAAATCAAGTTAGAAGAAGTCGCAGGTTACAACATACAAAAACTCATGAAGAGATATCCAGAAGGTTTCAAAACTGAAAATTCAGTACATAGGGAGGAAAACAATGAAACAAATTAGGCTGCTCGTCATTACTTTGACTGTTTACGCAATATTGACATCAACTTTATTATTTTTATCACTGACGATTAAAGCTGATGCGCACCAAATTGAGATCGTAACAGAATACGTAGTCAAAGAAGTGCAAAAAGAGATCGAGTATCAAACATTCGAAGTTACTGCTTATACAGCTGGCTTTGAAAGTACTGGAAAAACGGAAAATCACCCTGAATACAGAGTAACAGCATCTGGTGAACTCGCTTGGGAAAATATTACACTCGCTTGTCCGCGAAGTATGGAATTTGGTACGAAAATATATTTCAAGGGCATTGATAATATCTGGACTTGTCAAGATCGCGGATCTGCAATAACAGAAGGACATTTAGATATCTTTATGGAGGATCTAGATCAAGCACTCGATTTTGGCAGAAGGAATATGGAGGTGTTAATAATACCTTGATAAATCCTTGGTTTGACGGTTCGGAATTAGAATATTTAGGTGATTTCACAGGAGAAGAAGTTGATTTATATTGCGAAGTAGTAAGTTTTTATCGGTTAGGGAGATTATTAATTTTCACAGAAAAAGAAACAGGTTTAATTATAGCTGTGGACGTAATAGACGAAATTAATTAAATTGGTAAAAAATCTTGAACGAAGAATAAAAAAAGAATTTCTGAATTTGTATAAAGGAGATTATATATGACAGAAAATCAGCGAATTATACTCGACATGCTACAAAAAGGGAAAAGCTTGAATTTTATTTCTAAAAAATTGCGTATGTCTTCGCGAACTGTCGCTAAAGAAAGAGATGCGCTCGGAGTGCTTGGAGAGCCATACAAAAAGAAAAAATATAAATCGATTGAACAAGAAGTTACCGATGAATATTTGTTGCAAGATATTAATGTGAACATTGCATATCGGACAGAACTTAATGAAGAACAAATGAAAATTTATAAAAAATACAAAAAGTTAAAAAGAACTAAACTTGCAGCACTCCTAGGTATAGATAAACTTGCATTGAATTTTATTTTAGAGAAAATGCGAGGTGGAAGATGCGTTTAAGGTACACAACACTTGAAAAAGCGAATTACAAATTGATTGAATTTGAGTTGTACCATTACCATCAATCGAAAAAAATATATCAGCAGCACGAAGACGACATCATTCATGGTTCTGGACAAGCACCTGAAATTCGAGGTACACAAATATCTAAAACTACAGAATCCAAAGCGATTCGGTTATTATCTAACTTGCACTTAACGGAAATGAAAAAAAGAATTGATGCTATTGAATTTGTGTTACACATTGTACCAAGTCAAAAATTAGAGTTGATAAAAGAGAAATACTTTGTACGAAGACTAACGGATTATGGAATCATGCAAAAGTTGCATATCGAAAAATCTACATACTATGCATACAAAAAGCAAGTCATACAACTTATCGCTGATCGATTAGGGTGGTTAGTATGAAAACAGAAAGTAATTTAGGTCATATACTAATGATTTGTCCAGCTTGCGAAGAAATGCATGAAATTGAAGTTCGGTCATCATCTATTCAAAATTATCCAACTTTTCATGCTCTTATGGACATTTACGGATATTGTCCAAACACAGATAAGAAATTCCATATTGATGATTATTACTTTGATTAATTTATGTTAATTTTGATTTGGAAAAAACTCGGAGTTTTGGCTATGGTTGACATGCTATATTGATAGCATAGAATAGTAATCATAAAACTCTCAAGACGATCAAAAATCGACTTGCGGAGTTTTTTTTATTAAAAAAAAATTAGAGTAGGTGGCGAACATCGCAACTAGTCATCTGAAAAGCATTACATATATGTTGTGTGATGCTTGCTCACAGTTTCATGCGGTAAGATTTTATGAAAGAACAATTGATGGGAAATCGGAAGATTATTTATACTGCGATATCGAAAATAAAGAGTTTGTTTTGGTAGACTTGGAGGACTAGATGACGCTAAAGCAAGTGAATGATGAAGTGAATCCATTACATTATAAACAAGGCGATGTAGAGTGTATTAATGCGATAGAGTCTGCAACAATAAATTTAAGCGGATCTGATGCATATTTGGTCGGTAATATCATCAAGTACGTTTGGCGATATCAAGAAAAAAATGGTGTCAAAGATTTGCGGAAAGCAAACTGGTACTTGGAAAGACTGATTAAAAATAAAACTTTAGAATAAGTAAATCTTTTTATATTTAATTTATTTTACTTTTCTTGCTTACCTGAGCAACTAAACAGGAGGGACTGCTAGTGTTCCAGAATGAGATTATCTCACTAGCGCTTAAAATTTTTAATTAAACATAAGTAGGTGAGCTTTGAAATATTTAGAGTCAACTCACAACAAAAATTCAAATGAAATCATCATTTTTCCGATTGGGGATTTGCATCTTGGATCTCCGCACTTTGATCGAAAGTTACTTGAAAAACACTTGAAGATAATAGATGAAAACAGAAGTAAAGCATCAATCATCATCATGGGTGATCTCGCTGAAACTGCAATGAAGGATAGTGTCGGTGCAGGAGTATACGAACAACAAGAGTCAGCGCAACAACAGATGATGACAGCAAAAAATATATTATACGATTACAAAGATTTAATTGCAGCTATCTGCACTGGTAATCATGAGGAACGCATGTATGTGCGAACAGGATTTGATTTGATGTTATATTTCGCGCAGATTATGGGACTTGAAGATAAGTATGTTAGGTATCAAGGAATTGTTAAATATACAATTAATCAAAGGTGCTTTAACGTGTCTGTGTGGCATGGAGCAGGCGGTGGTGGTACTGCTGGTGGCGCAATGAATAAGTTACAAAAACAAGCAAATACAGTGCTTGCTGACATATATCTAATGGGTCATGTTCATCAACGGCAAGCATTTAGCAAGCAAATATATGTTCCTGATGAGCAAAATAACAAGATTGATCTAATGAAACAAGTTTTTGTCGTTACAGGTTCAGCACTAACGCACGAAAATTCTTATGCGGAGATGGCAGGTTTTCCTCCATCGGATACAGGATTTCCGAAAATACATCTAAGTGTAAATCGCAAGATGTCTAATGACAAGCATATACGCAAAAAAGAGATCAAGGTGGAAATATAGATGTATGAAGGCACATACTACAGTCACGTATTGCGACTTAATTTATTAAAAAAACAATTAATAGAAATAAATGCTGAAATTGAACAATTAGAAATTTTGTTAAAAAATAGTGAGCCAACGGATTGTAGAGGTGATAGCTGTGGTTAGACGTTTAGATGTAACGGACTGGGAAGAACATATATTCAATGAGTTTACAAATTTGGGTATTGCTATTTCGGAAGAAATGGTAGTATTATTTACAGAATTATCATTAGAGTATTTTGAGGAAATTGGATTAGTCGATTATAAATTAAGTTTCGAAAAGTATAATGATTAATGGCTAGAGAATTCGCCAAGAAGTTTTACAATTCTAAACAATGGAAAGACGTTAGAGAACTATATATTATAAGCCAAAACGGCATATGCGAACGATGCAAATTTAGAGCAGGTAAGATCGTGCATCATAAGAAGTATTTAACACCTACGAATATTAACGATCCATATGTATCTTTGCATTTTAGTAATCTAGAATTACTTTGCTTAGATTGTCACAATGCAGAGCATATGAAAGAATATGTAATGAGTAAAGATTTGGTTTTTGATCTTGAAGGTAATGTCAAGAAAAGATAAATTTGGTTTTCGTGAAAATTTGGTTTTCGTGAAAATTTGGTTTTCGTGAAAATTTGGTTTTCGTGAAAAAAAATTTTTTCAAAAAAATGAAAAAAAGTCAATTTAATGCATTAAAGCAATAAAGCAATTTACCATATATTTTAATTTATGTAAAAATATGGTAAAAATACATATATATAATTAGCTTCTGCTATTGATCTGCTGGTGCTTCTGCTGGAGCTTTTGCTATTGATCTGCTGGTGCTTCTGCTGGAGCTGTTGCTATTGATCTGCTGGTGCTTCTGCTGGAGCTGTTGCTATTGATCTGCTGGTGCTTCTGCTGGAGCTGTTGCTATTGATCTGCTGGTGCTTCTGCTGCTGGATAAAACATAAAAAAAGCGCTATCTCAGCGCTTTTTATATATTATTTTTTTTTATCTGTAACTAGAAAATAAAAGAACATGAAAACGAATACTAGTAAATATTTCGTAATGCTTTTCATTTTTTTAACTCCTATTTTTATTAGTAATTTTGTAAAATATAAGTATTTTCTATCATTGGATTCATTCTATCTACTGCATTATCCGTATTATAATGTTCAACTAATAATAATACAGTGTTTTCTTGTAATTCCTGTATGATAGCTTCAATGTATTCTTCTTCTGATTCAAATTCTTTTCTATCTGCTTTATAATCGTATAATGTAAGTAATTCACTTTTGGAATATTCTGTAAATTCGCAACAAATTGCAATAATATCTATTTTTATTTCTTCGTCTGTACTTTCTTCTAATTCATTAAAATAATTGTAAAGTGTTCTAATTCCATCAAACGAAAATTGATTTTCTCTTCCATGATCTTTAAATAATCTAAATAATTCATAACTATTATTAATATTTGAGTGCATTTTGAATTCCTCTTTTCTTTTTTTTTATATTCCGATGATATCCTTTAATATCCTTGAATTTTCTTTTAATTTCTTATTAGCTTCCGTGCTTTGATCTAATTCTTTTAATAGATAGATGCATAAATTCTGAAGGTTTGATGTATTCATATTCTTAATTCTTATAATCTTTTCATCTATTGTCATTTTGTCAACTCCTTTCATTTTTTAATGAAATATTATAATAATATCTATGATTCTCTATTGTGCGATTAACTCCTTTTGGTTTAATGAAATAATAAAAATAGTCTTCATCAATTATAATTAAAGTGTTTTCAATTGTATCTCGTACGGTTTCCCAATAAAAAGCATTATTTTTATAATGTTTTTTTTGTGTTTCATCTTCTTTGGTAGAATTTGATAAAAATTGTTGATTCATATAACAATCAATCGCGATCAAATATTCATTTATTAACTTTTTTCTGCTTTTTATTTTCATTCTATGTTTCTCCTTTTTTTCAATCTGAATTATTGTAATGATTCAAAGCTTTTATAATACTTTCAATTCTTTTAATATCATTTTCCAAAAAATATTGTAATTCAATATACATAGGAACGTTCATTGTTCCGCTTTCCAACAAGTCAATATATCCAGTAAACTTATTTATTAACCTTCTATCATATTCACTTATATAATTCATTTTTGTTCCTCCTTCCGTTTTTATTTTCCTTGAATTGAATATAACATTATTTGTAGGATAATTGCAACAAATTTTTATAATTATTTTTATATTTTTTTTACTTCATTATATACATTTTTTTATGCTTTTATTTTTTCGTTATTTGAAGGATCTGCAGCAGTTAAGATCTGCAGCATTTAGGATCTGCAGCAGTTAGGATCTGCAGCAGTTAGGATCTGCAGCAGTTAGGATCTGCAGCAGTTAGGATCTGCAGCAGTTAGGATCTGCAGCGGATACAAAAAAAAGTATATTAATATACAAATATTTACACAATAATATTATTTTTACATAAAAATACCTCCCATATATTGGAAATTCAACAAAATTCCAAACGACCGCGTGTCCACATTAGTAAAACCGAACATAATTTCCCTGCGAGGGTGTAGTCTAGGAGGAAAAAAATGGAAAATAAACAAACATACTCAAATGTTGAGAAAAAAGAAAAGATATATATAGAGATCGAAAGACTTAGAAAGTTGTTCGAAAATATGCCAGAAAGTAAAAAACAAACCGCTGAATCACTCATTCTAAATGTCGCTTTTACCACAGTGACATTGAATGATTTACAAGACGCAATGAATGAAAATGGGGTTATCAGCCACTACCAAAATGGTGCAAACCAATGGGGAACGAAGAAATCTCCAGAATCGGATATTTACAATGCTATGATAAAAAATCATATGGCTATGATTAAGCAACTCATCGACTTGTTGCCAGAAGGTGAAACAGAAAACAAAAAAGATTCGCTCATGGAGTTTTTATATACGTGAATTATATCGAACAGTATTACAAAGAAATCCAAGCTGGTCGTATTGTCACAAGTCGAAGAGTAGAAAAAAAATACAAAGAATTAGTCGAAAACATTGAGAATCCTAGCAATTGGATTTTTAATGAAGAACTTGCAAATCGACCAATACGGTTTATAGAAAAATTTTGCAAACACTCAAAGGGCGAATGGATCGGTAAACCTGTAACTTTAGAACTATTTCAAAAAGCATATATCTCTGCACTATTTGGATTTGTTAATGATGAAGGTATAAGAAGATACAAAGAGTCTTTTTTTTATGTTTCTAGGAAAAATGGGAAATCGACTTTAATGGCTGGATTAATGCTATATATGTTGATGGCAGATAAGGAAGGCGGAGCGCAAGTTGTTTCCGCTGCGACAAAGAAAGAACAAGCAAGCATCGTTTTCAATGAGTGCTTGAATATGGTTAGTCAATCCGCTGATCTTCGAAATAATCTAAAAAAACGAAAAACAGACTTGTACTTTCCGCTAACTTTTTCGACGATGAATGCACTATCTAGCGATTCAAATACCTTAGATGGATTAAATATTTCATTATGTGTTATTGATGAATTACATGCGATCAAAGACCGAAATCTGTATGAAGTTCTTAAACAAGGTATGTCCGCAAGACGTTCTCCGATTTTGATAATGATAACAACTGCTGGAACAGTTCGAGAGAACATTTTTGATGACATGTACGATTACGCATCACGAGTCGTTGATGGTGCGGTTGACGATGAAAGATTTCTTGCTGTCATGTATGAACTAGATGATCGCAGTGAGTGGACGGACGAAACAAAGTGGATCAAAGCAAATCCAAGTTTAGGTAATGTGAAGAAGATTGAGGATCTTCGAGATAAAGTAGAGCGAGCGAAAGTAAACTCGAAAGACTTGTCAGGAATCCTTGTTAAAGACTTCAACATAAGAGATACACTCGCAACTTCGTGGCTTAATTTTGATGATATCAACAACGAAGAAACTTGGGACATATCGGATTTAGCAGGATCTTATGCGGTCGGTGGTGTGGACTTGTCATCGACTACTGATTTAACGTGTGCAACTCTTGTTTTGATGAAACCTGACTCTAATAAAAAGTTTGTTATCCAACAATACTTTATGCCTGACGAACGTTTAGATATAAAAGTAAACGAGGATAAAATACCTTATCACAGATGGCACGAGCGAGGACTAGTCACACTTAGCAGTGGAAATCGAGTTAACTACTCCGATGTGACTGCGTGGTTTGTAAAAATGATTCGAGAGCATGAAATACGTCCGCTCTGGATCGGCTATGACTCATGGAATGCACAGTATTTTACGCAAGAAATGAAAGACGCAGGATTTGACATGGTAGAAGTTAGACAAGGTTACAAGTCTTTGTCTACTCCGATGAAAGAGTTAGAAGCAGACTTAATGTCTAGGTCTGTGAATTACAACAACAATCCGATTTTGAAATGGTGTTTGACAAACACTGCCACAAAGGAAGATGAAAACGGAAATATCAGACCGATGAAAGGCATCGGACAAAGAATGCGAATTGACGGTGCAGTTTCACTAATTATCGCATATGCAGTACTAACTCAAAACTTACACGACTATAAAACATTAATCTTGAGGTGAAATAATTGGAAAAAAGATCTTTGTTCGATCGGTTAGTTGGAAGATACAATTCTACATCAAAAGATTACACGAAGTTTCAGATGATGAACGGCTACACACCTGAATTCACAAGTTTCGGAGATGACGCATACTCATCGGATATCGTGCGAGCGACTATAAATTCAATTGCTACGAATTGTGCAAAATTAACACCAAAACACATTCGTAGAATGCATGATTCGGTTGAACGTGTGAATAGTAAAATCCAGTACCTACTTAGTGTAAGACCAAATGCCTATATGAGTGCTTACGACTTCTATTACAAAGTAGTTTCGCAGTTATATACAAAAAATAATTCGTTTATCCTTATTCAAACCGAAGGATTTGATGTCGTAGGATTTTATCCGATTCAATCCTCACAAGTAGAATTGCTTGAAGCTAATAATGAAATGTACGCAAGATTCCGTTTTATGAATGGAAAAATGTTGACCGTTCCTTACTCGCAAGTCATACACCTTAGACGATTCTTTAATGAAAACGATATGTATGGAGAATCTAATACACAAGCATTAATGCCAACGCTCAAGTTATTACACACGATGAGTGAAGGGATCATAAACGCAATTAAATCATCTGCATTCCTGCGTGGACTTCTAAAATTCACACAAGCGATGCTACGACCAGAAGACATTAAAAAACAAACAGATCAGTTCGTAGCTGACTACATGTCTATCTCTAATAGTGGCGGTGTTGCTGGTCTTGATGCTAAAGCGGATTACATTGAACTCAAATCAAATCCTGTACTGGTTTCAGGCGAACAAATGTCGATTGTTGAAGAAAAAGTATTCAAATACTTTAATGTCAATAAAAAAATCGTGATGAGCGACTACACAGAATCTGAATTTGATGCGTTTTATGAATCTGTCATCGAGCCAATCGCAATCCAATTATCATTGGAGTTTACATCTAAACTATTTACAGATCGCGAACGTGGATTTGGTAACGAAATTATTTACGAATCAAATCGTCTAGCTTATCAAAGCACAAAAACAAAAATCGAATTGGTAAACACTCTGATGCCACTTGGATTGATTTCTATAAATGAAGCTAGAGAAATATTCAATCTAGTACCAGTAGATGGCGGAGAAAAAAGACTTGTTTCATTGAATTACGTAGATGCGGATAAACAAAATGAGTATCAGGTAGGAGCTGACGCAAATGAAGGAAATCAGAATGTCACAAATAATTCCGATGAATCGTGATGTTGCAGAAGAAAAAGAAGAATCAAAAGAAATGATTGTAGAAG